CTAGAAAATTCTGATATGCCATTAAAAGATTTTTTAAAAGCATACAAAGTTAAGATGAGGGAACTAACTGATGAGGAGGTAATATATACACCATGAAGGAGGGGGCTATTTAGCCCCCTTTTTTTTGCTCTATTTCTTTTACCTCTGTAAAGTCAGCATCAATAATATCTCCGTACAGTTTGCGTATATCTTTTAATCTAGACTGTACTTGGTCTAAGCTCATTGAATCAATAGAATTAACCACATGAATGTTTTGTGCATGATTGTAAAATCCTGCTGCTTGACCTCGATTCTTTTCAGCTTGAACTGAGGCAGACCAAGCCTTGTCTTCCTGTGCTTTTCTAGACAGTTCATCTAATCTACTAACATGCCGATCAAAAGTAACAGCAGTTTTGTGTTGCATTTCTTGTTTCATTTTATCAATGTATCTAACAACCTCAGGGTGTTTTTGAGGATTTAATAATTCAGATGCTGTTACAGTTGCTCTGTTTTCCCCGTATCCTGCACGTTTTGCCGCCTCTGTGGCTGTAATTTGTCCATCGTTTGAAACGTATTCATTAACAAATCTAAGTTGTTTTAACGTTAAGCGTTTAGTCATACGCCTATATATAGAAGATATCAAAAGTTAATTCTATTAAAAAATTAAGTAACTCCTGAGAGAACTAAAACGTACTATGAAGGTACTAAGTAAATCATTGTAATATAAAGATTAATTGGTCAAAGTACGTTAGTACGTTGAGTTTCAGAGTTGAAGGATAAAAATTATACTACTAACTTTTAATTTCTTCTATATGTGTTACTATGCACCATGCGAAATTATAAAAAAGAATACGAAAAGTATCATTCTAAGCCAAGTGAACGTAAGAGAAGGTCCTCCAGAAACAAGGCCCGTAGAAAATTAGGCGATAAAAAAGGTTACGACGTTTCGCACCGTGATTCGAATCCCCTGAATAATAAAAAAAGTAATCTCAAACATTCCAAGCCATCCAAGAACCGTTCATTCAAAAGAACGAAAAAAGCAAGAGAAGCTTAGTCTAAGAAAAACTTAGGATCTTCCGTTACTGGTGCTAAAATTTTTCGGAGAGCATCAAACCCTTGACCACGAACCGTGTTCCATTCCTCACGAGTATAGGTCCTATTATAGTGAGGGTTCCAAAACTTCACCGTAATCGTGTCACATTTCGTGCATTCATGTATCCTTTTTACAGGACTATTAGGCAGTATCATAACTACCTCCTTTTCGGTGCAATATTATATGATGTTTTAAAAGATATGTAAAGCCCCGCAGCATGACTCTGCGGGGCTGGAAAGTTAGTGATTTAACGGGCCAAATATGAATAGTGGGAGTCGAACAACCCGAACCACCTTCGCTTTCACCTCACGGTTAAGCTAGATACTTTCCTGTTACCNTNNAANNNNTNNTCTATCCCAACTCTAAAAAGGCGGTTCGCCCTTAAACTCTATAACTGGTTTACTCATTCGAAATCGTGTAGTTTTCAAAACATTCNGGGTCAAGCGGTGGTCCATAATAGATCGCAAGGGTTTTGTTACTACCTTCGGTCCATGTTTGGTGGTAGTAATTATCTTCATTGATTTCCCCTTGTGAGTGACAAACCTTACACTGGTCAATGGCCTGTTCGCTCTCGAATCTGACTTTAACATATCCGTTTCCTTTGCAGTTGTAACATATCATTACCAACTCCTTTGATGGGTATCATAATACTTAGTAATCTTTTCATGTCTCCTCCTTTTTGGTTTTAAATCTTTAATAACTTGATGACCATTTTTTAATCGATGTCGGTACACAGCACCCAATACAGAATTTTTACTACGGCCAAAAATAGTACCGATCTGTGAATACGAATACTTTTCTTTTAGTTTTTCAATCAGATCTAAATCTCTTTTTGTATATTTTTTTTCGAACTTACTTCTCATTCGTACCTCCTTATTATAATCTTATGCACCCTCTCCCATTGTAATCTGGTGGCTACCTCTCGACCGTTCCGTGGTTCGCGAAGCGCTTTCAGTGATGCTTTTAACTTGCGTAATTTCTTTTCACACTTAGTCATTTTGTCTTTCTCCTAGTTTAATTAACACACGGCGTAACCATGAGTCTTCTTCTTTTATCTCATAATACAACCAAACACAATAATCATCATCCCCTGGACATGTTCGCATAAAACTCCAGAACGGGGAAAAGTAAATTAACATCCCCGTAATGATGATCATCGCTAACCATTTATTCACGGCGTTTAATGATTTCCCCTGCAATTGCGGCGTAAGCGGCTAGGTCAACATAGCTGTCATGTTTCGTTGCATGCATACTTCTTGCGATCTTTACTAGCCCCATCATGATCGCAACTTGATCAGGACGAATAGGCGTCTCGAGATACGTGGACCATAAATCGGCAATGCGAGTATGGTTCACAAGTTTATCTCCGTAGTCTTCGTGACGGTCACCCGCCACCAGATCTTTCGCTTCTAATAATATGTCTTCACAAATCACTGAAGCCTCGCTCTCTCTTCTTGCGAGCGCATTCTTTTTTCATAATACCCACGCAGTTTTAACATTTCTATTTCATCTTCTCTACCTTGCCACCAACGACCTAGATAAAAAACAATACCCCAAGAAATACCTAAACTTACTAAAGTCCAAAAATCAAACATCATGCAGACCCCTCTGGTTCTGTTATCGCAAGGTAATGTTCCTCGCCTATCTCGTTACCTAAATCCCATTGAACGCGCACCCAAACATCGATGTTATCACCGCCGTGCTTATCAACGAATTCTTGAGAGCTCATCTCTGCAGCATCTTGCTCCATATCCATAAGCCAGTTTTTTATACTACCCATTTTTTTTCTCCTTGTGTTTACTTACTAGCCACACAATCTGATTACTGATGGATCGTAAGTCTTTATCTGCTAGTTTTTTTAAATCCTTCCACGTATTAAGTGGAACTGTTACTGATTTATATTTTTCTGTATTCATTATTTTCTTTCCCGGCCAAAAGACCGTGTGTTTATAAAAAGTGGTTAGTCTATCGTCCATAGCTTTCTCCTATTTATATAAGACAATATAAGAATTTATTTTATTAAGTCAACCATTCCTTTAATTCCTCACCTAAAACTTTCGCGGCAATGTCTATCTTATTACGAAGGCTCTTAACAATCTTCTCGTCTACAGTCTTCTCTGTCATTAAATCAATGTAAGTAACGCTTTTGGTTTGACCAATACGATGCGCTCTATCCTCTGATTGAATTCTTTTTTCTAGATCGTAGTTGTTAGAGTAATAGACAACAGTGCTCGCGGCGGTTAACGTCAAGCCATAGCCAGCAGTCTGCTGATTACCTACAAAAAATCGCAAGGGATTGTCTGGATCCTGAAAGCGCTTAACAATCTCTTGCCGTTCCTTATCTGGTGTGTCACCAAAATAAGTTGATACACTATCGACCCCGTATTCCTTTTGTATTTCATCTCGAATGTTACGAATATCTTGTCGATAGTTAGCCCATATAATAACTTTTCCATCTGTTTCAGCAAGTATATTCATTAATTCTTTTACACGATTGTTTTTAAATGTCTGGATTTCTCCATCCTCTCCTGTAAGATGCCCGCAACTAATTTGATGTAGTCGTAATAATTGTGTCATTACAGTAGGCGCCGTAACTAAACCACCCTTCTCAAGTTCCGCTAAAGCAAACTCTTTCATTGTTGAATACGCTTTCTTTTGTTCGTCTGATAACTCAACAACTCTCTTTGTGTAGACTTTAGGTGGAAGATCTAAACAATCTTCTTTTAACACTCTATATGAATAGGGCTCTAACAATCCACTAAGCTCTTCTAGGTTGCGATAACCAACAACTTTATTAAAGACGTGTGTACCAACATTTGTTTTTACTTGAATGCAGTATCTACTTTTAAAACTATAGTAAGAAGAAAATCCTAAGATCCCCGGATCAAGAAATTCGCATTGCGAAAATAAATCAATCGGATCTTTTGTAACAGGAGATCCTGTTAGAATTCTTTTGAACTTTGCAAGTGACCCAAGCTTTAAAATATTTTTTGTTTGTTGCGCTTTTGGATTTTTTATCGTGGTACTTTCATCTACCGCCATCAATGCACGATGACCATTTAGAAAGCGTTCCGCGCACCGCGCACCCTTAGTCGTACGTAGTGCTTCAACATTCATTAATAATATGTCGAGCGTTAGTTCCTTCGGGTCCTTTATAATACTCTCTAGTAATTCCTTCTCTATTTTATTAGGAGTTGGGGTCCACGATACAACATAAGGTTCAACGTGATCAGGCAAGTGATTAGGTATCTCTTGTTTTTCCCAGTTACGATACACGCCCTTTGGTGCAATAATAAGAGCACCATTAATATAGCCTTGGTCATACAACATAGACATATTATCAATAAGAACTTTCGACTTACCTGTTCCCATTTCCATGAATAAACCATAGGATTCTTTCTCCCATGACTTTTCTAATGCAGTTTTTTGATGTGCATACGGCACAGTCTTAAATGGATAATCCATAACTTCTCCTTGTTTTTTTAATTATTCTTTCTAAGGATGCATTTAATGCTTGATTTATTTTTTTGCAAGGACTAAATGGGGGAAGGAGAAAGCTTATGACAGTTTATGTAGTACAAGAAAAACCAGGAGTAGATATGACTGATGCTCTTCGCTTCGGTGATTTCCAAGAGTTATTACCAAGAAAAGATCAATTGGTTATTAGTTCTAAGCCTGTTATTCACGCTCTCAGAAAAAAACTAAAAGACTTTTCTGATGAGGACTATATATTATGTCTAGGTGATCCATCCATCATTGCTGTAGTGGCGGCGGTGGCATCTGATTTAAATCGTGGTAGATTTAAGTTACTAAAATGGGATCGTAGATTAGAAAAATATTATCCCGTGGAGGTAAACATCAACTAAACAAATATAGGAGAAAGCTATATGTCATTATTTGAAGAAACAAAAAAAAGTATCGATGACTTTAAACAGTCAGGCGATGATCGGTTACGAACTTTAGGAGAGCGTTGTGAAGACCTTGAAGAAGTGCGTGAAGATATAAAGACAGCAAAAGCAAAACTAAAAGCTTTGGAAGAAGATCAATTCAAATTAGAAAATGAATCTATCCCAACATTGCTAGAGGAATTGAATATGAAGTCTGTCACACTTACTACAGGTACAAAAGTTTCTGTGGAAGAAGTGTATAAGGCCCACATAAGTGAAGACAATAAAGCCGATGCGTTTGCATGGTTAAGAGAAAATGGGTTTGACGATATTATTAAAAATGATATTGTCGTGACCTTTGGAAGGGGAGAAGAAGACAACGCTACTGATTTGTATAAGAGACTACGTGACGAAGGTCAGGCTCCTATGCAGAAGAGCGGTGTTCATGCCTCTACCTTAAAAGCTTTTGTTAAGGAGCAAATACAAAAAGGTGTTGATTTGCCCCAAGACAAATTTGGTGTCTATGTAACCAACAAAGTGAAAATTACATAGTGAAACTTGAAAACTGAAAGAGGAAATTATGGCGAAGAATGCTATGACGACTAAGAAAGAAACAAATGCGGTAGCAAAGGTTATCCCATTTGAAAACTTTGGATCAATGGGTTTTGATACTATTGATACACAAGACTACGCTACACCAAGGCTTAAAGCTTTGATGGCATTATCTCCAGAGGTACAGGATGAGACTGTTCCTGGAGCAAAGGCTGGCATGATATATAACAGCGTGACGGAAGAATTGTACAGTGGTGAAACTGGAATTCGTGTAATCCCTTGTGGTTTCGCAAGAGAGTATGTTGAATGGTCCAACATTGGTACAGGGTCTAATGCACCTGTTAATGTTTATGCCGCAACTTCAGATATTCTCTCACAAACAACGAGAGACAATATGAATAAAGATAGACTGGAGAATGGTAACTACATTGAAACATGTGCTAATCATTTTCTTTACGTCCTCAATGACAACGAGGCATCTTCAGGAATGTTAGGCGCACCGTGTGTTATCACACTCAAATCTACAGGGTATAAACGAAGTAAGAAATTTAATTCTCTTATTCGTTCCGTGATCCCTTCTGCGTGGCCAATGTTTTCTGGTATCTTTAAAGTTACCACAACAAAGCAGAAGAATGACAAAGGAACATGGCACTCTTTTGATTTCTCCTTCGATCGATTACTTGATCAAGGTAATGAAAAGGACATTGCGATCTTTAATTCTGCGAAACTTTTTTCTGAAACCGTGTCATCGGGAGAGGCTAAAGTATCACAGGAAAGAGGAGAAGGCAATGCGACTACGACGGAAGAAGCTGTTCCGTTTTAGGTAGCGAAGAGGGGGCTCTAGAAATTGGTTCTTCATTAGAGTCCCCTTTTATTTTTAAAGGGTGTTATGAACGTAGAAAAATTTATAGAAATATTTTCAGGATTAGAAAGAGCCTATGGTTCTTATGAGCCTGACGGAAATGTAAGATCTGATGGTAAAAAAGGCGGTAAAGCTTTTATTAACAAGCGATTAGTTACAAAAGAATTATGGGTTAATCATTTACAAGGAAAACAAAGTTTAGGAATTATACCAATCACCGACAACTCTACTTGTAGGTGGGGATGTATTGATATTGATGTGTACGAAGGATTTGATCACAGCATATTAATTAAAGAAATAGAAAAAAATAAATTACCTGTTGTTGTTTGCAGATCAAAGAGCGGCGGCGCACATATATTTATTTTTACTACTGAACCAATCTCTGCAAAGTTAATGCGATTAAAACTTCATGAGTTTAGAGCTCTTCTTAGTTACGGAGATGCAGAAGTTTTTCCAAAGCAAACAGAACTAGATACGGAGAGAGGGGACACAGGAAACTTTTTAAACCTTCCTTACTTTGATGGGGATAGATCGGTGCGTTATGGTTTTAACGGAAAAGCTGAATCACTATCTGTAGATGATTTTATAGACTTTGTTCAAACAAAAATAATTTCAGAGAAAGATTTAAAATCATTTAGATTAAAAAAAAGAAAAACAAAAGAAGAGCCTGAAGGTTTATTAGCAGATGGTCCACCTTGTTTACAAGGTCTAGCTCAAGATAAAATTCAAAAAGGAATGCGCAATGAATGCATGTTTCAATATTCTGTTTATGCAAAAAAGAAATGGGCAAATGAAAACTGGCAAAGTAAGGTGCACAGTTTTAACACATTAGAAAACTTCACAGAAATTTTAGATTACAGAGAAACTGATACTGTTATCAAAGAACAAGAGAAAAAAGATTATGGATACAAATGTAAAACAGAACCCTTTAAAGGACGATGCAATAGAACAGAATGTCGTTCTCGTAAATGGGGCATTGGTGATTTCTTTGAACCACAGATTTCTGGTTTACAAAAATATGAAACAGATGATCCTCAATGGTATTTAAATTTTACAATTTATACTGATGAAGGAGAAGAGGTTAGACGAATCAAATGCAACACGGAAGAATTATTTGATCAAAGAAAATTCAGAAAAAAATGTATGGATGTTTTAACTGTATTGCCTGATGCAATGGGCGGAGATGATTGGACTAAAAAACTACAGACGTTAATGGCTGATGCAGATGTAATTAAAATGGAAGAAGAGATATCTAAAGGCGGTCAGTTTGATCAGCATTTAAAATCTTTCTTAACAGACCAAGGCATCTCTGATGATGTTAGAGATCTATTGGTTGGTAATCCTGTTCGTAAAAGAATTAATATTAAGAATGATGAAGATCAAACAGAAGAGATTGATGCTATTTTATTTAATCCAAAAGATGTTGTTGATTATTGCACGAAGAAAAAGTTTACATCGCTAGATCAAACAAGAATGATATTAAGAATAAAAGAATCTTTTAAAGGAGATAGCCATAAACTTAGCGTTGATAATAATAAAAAATATGTTTGGTTTGTTCCTGATGATTTTCAAAAATCTAAAGATATTGAAATACCAGACATGAAGAAAGCAGAACCGTTTTGACCACTAGAAAAATATTTGGCCCCCCTGGCACAGGTAAGACACATACTCTTTTAAGTATTGTAGAAGAAGCTTTGGATAATGGAATAGAACCAAATAAAATTGGATACTTTTCTTTTACACAAAAAGCAGCGAAGGAAGCTATCTCGCGAGCCGTGAACCGTTTTCCACAATACGATAAAAAAGATTTTAAATATTTTAGAACGTTACACAGTTTAGCATACATAGAGCTTGGTCTTGGAAATGATTCAATGATGGGGGATGAAGACTACAAAGAACTTTCTGACAAATTAAATATAAAAGTTTCTAATCCTAATCAAAAGTTTCAACAGCTTGGGGTAGGGTGGCAAGATGATATATATTTACAAACGTATGATCTTTCCCGTATTAAACAAGTTAGTCTTGAGCATCAGTTTTTACATCCGGATACAGGGTTCTTAAAAGATGGAGAAGTCAAGTTAAGAAAAATTGCACGGGGGTATGAAAAATATAAAAAAGATAATAAATTCATAGACTTCACAGACATGATTATAGAGTACACAAAAAGGAAACTGTCGCCGCGCTTTGAAGTTTTAATTATTGATGAGGCTCAAGATCTTAGTAGCATTCAATGGGATATGGTAGAGCTACTATCACGTTCTTCTAAAAATGTTTATATTGCGGGGGATGATGACCAAGCAGTTTTTAAATGGGCGGGCGCAAGTCCAGAGAGATTTCTTAGATTAAAAGGCGAGCAAATTATTTTAAATCAATCGTACCGTGTTCCGTTAGCCGTGCAAGAAAAAGCGGTAAACATTATAAATAGAATTCCTGAGAATGAACGGGTTATGAAAAATTGGAACCCCCGTGATTTTGAGGGCATGTATAAAAAACATAATTTTGTTTTTTTTAATAATTTTAATTTTTATAATAACGATTGGTTAATTCTTGCTAGAACAAAATATCATTTGGATAACGTAGAAAAAGAATTAAAAAAATCAGGAGTGTTTTATTCTCGTTGGGATAAAAAATCTATTTCCGATCGATTATTGAATGCAATTATTTCTTGGACAGATATTTCAAGAGGTAAATCCATCTCACTAAAATCAGCAAAAGATATGTATAGTTACATGAAAATAGATAAAAATGTCTCTCACGGATTCAAAACAATGCCCAGAGCATTAGATACCGCTCAATATACCTATGAAGATTTAAAAAACAACTTTGGATTATTGGCAAAAAAAGATATGATATGGCGAGAATCAATGTCTGAGATATCAGAAAGCAAAGCACAGTACGTAAAAAAAATGTTAGAGAATAAACAAAATTTAAAAAAAGAACCTGAAGTACGTCTCTCTACTATACATGCTTCAAAGGGAGGCCAAGCATCAAATGTTTTATTATTTTCTGATCTATCCTCAAAAGCAGACAGTTCATATAAACGAAATAAAAGTGATGAAAGAAGAGTTTTTTATGTAGGCATGACAAGAGCAAAAGAACAATTGCATGTAGTGCGTTCAGAAACAATGTATGAGTTTGGAGAATTGTTTTGGAATTAAAAGAATTTAAAAAACATACAAGAACAACACTACGTGGTGTTCAAGAATGCTTACATAAACTGCCCCAACTTAAACGTCTTGATGTTGAGCGCTATCTAAAACTGGCGGTATTAGATTTGCAACTTGTGCTTAATGAAATACGGACGTTGGAAAGTAAATATGGCGAAGAAAAAAAGAAGTAAAAGCACTTTACAGATTCCGTTTCCGGAATTTAATTTTAAAAGAGAATTAGATTGGGCTCCTCCAGAATCTCTTCCCGATTTATCTGATGCAAAAGAAATAGCTATTGATTTAGAAACAAGAGACAAGGGTTTAGGTTCTGGTGTTGGTCCTGGTTGGGCCACCAAAAATGGATATCCAATAGGTATAGCCGTAGCTGTCGAAGGATGGAAAGGATATTTTCCTATTGCTCATGAGGGTGGTGGCAATATGGATAAGAATTTAGTTCTTCGTTACATGAAAGAAATTTTAAAATTACCTTGCGATAAAGTTTTTCACAATGCCATTTATGATGTTGGTTGGATGCATGCTTTAGATTTGCAAGTAAATGGTCGTATCATAGATACATTGATTGCGGCACCGTTAGTTGATGAAAATAGATATAGATACACTCTTGATGATTTAGGAAAAGAATACGTTGGAGAAAAAAAATCACAACACGATTTGTATGAAGCCGCGAAAGAATGGGGGGTAAATCCAAAAACAGAAATGTGGAGACTTCCTCCAATGTACGTTGGCCCTTATGCTGAACAAGATGCGGCGCTGACATTAAAACTATGGGGAGTTTTAAAAACACAAATAATAAAAGATGACTTATTAGATGTTTTTAAATTAGAGTCTGATTTATTTCCTGTATTGTTTGAAATGAAAAAACAAGGAGTACGCATTGACTTGGATAAAGCGGAGGTTACAAAAAAGAATTTATATAAACAAGAGCAAGGAATTCTTAAAAAGATTCATGACATCTCTGGCATGCATGTTGATATATGGGCAGCAGCTTCTGTTGCAAAAGCTTTTGATGCTCAAGGAATTACATACGACAAAACTGAAAAAACAAAACAAGCAAAATTGGATAAAGAGTTTTTGGTATCTCATCCTAGTGATTTGGCTAGGTTGGTTGTTAGGGCTCGTGAGATTAATAAAGCGAGAACCACTTTCATCGATAGTATACTCAAGCATTCGCACAGAGGGAGGATTTTCGCTGAGGTTAACCAAATGCGTAACGAGCAAGGAGGAACTATATCAGGNCGTCTTTCCATGCANAACCCAAACTTACAACAAATTCCNGCAAGAGACGAAGAAATAGGTCCNTTAATTAGAAGTTTATTTATTCCTGAAGAAGGAACGACATGGGGTTGTTTTGATTATTCGCAACAGGAACCGCGATTGTTAGTTCATTATGCATCTGTCTTAAAACAAGAAGGATCTGAAACATTAGTAAAAGGGTATCGTGAAGGGGATATAGACTTTCATCAAACTGTTGCTGATATGGCGGGCATAGATCGTAAACAAGCAAAGACAATTAATCTTGGTATGATGTACGGTATGGGTAAAGCAAAACTAGCAGAACAATTAAAGTTAACTTTAGGGGAGGCAGAAGAACTTTTTATTAAATATCATTCTAATGTTCCTTTTGTTAGACAAATTAGTAAACGAGCAATGAAACTAGCGGGGGACAGAGGATATATTAGAACGTTAAAAGGTCGTAAGTGTCGTTTTGATTTGTGGGAACCTTTAGAATTTGGTGCGGGATTACCATTACCAAGAAACGAAGCCGCCGCAAAGTATGGTGGATTCAGTAGATTAAAAAGAGGATGGACTTACAAAGCATTAAATAGACTTATTCAAGGAGGGGCCGCAGATCAAACAAAACAAGCTATGGTTTCTTTGTATGATGAGGGGTTTTTACCAATGATACAAGTTCATGATGAAGTAGATATTTCTGTAGAGAATGAAAAACAAGTAAAGAAGATTAAAGAAATTATGCAAACCTGTGTAGATTTAGAAGTTCCTAGCGTGGTAGATTATGAAAAAGGTGCATCGTGGGGCGAGATCAAGTAGTAGATAAACGTTGCACGCGTTGTAATACGTATAAGCGTTTAGAAGAATTTGATAGAAAAAAAGAAAACAAGATAGACGGCCGTAAGTCTTGGTGTAAAGCTTGTTCAAGCAGGCACAATAAACACGTTTGGACTAACGGAAAAGGAGACAGAGATAAAGCTGCTATAAGTGCAGACCCTCGTAAATTTTTTAATCATTGGTTAAAAGATGCAAAAAACAATAAAAGTAAAAACAGGCATCCTGTTGATCCTGATCTAACCGTTGATGATTTATTAGATCTATTTAAAAAACAAAATTATAGATGTGCTAAAACAGGTGTACTACTTACACATCTAAAAGGACAAAGAAAAGTCAACACTAACGTATCTGTTGATAGAATTGATAACGATTTAAAATTGTACACTTTAAGCAATATTCAGCTAGTTTGTTATAGATATAACCTTATGAAGGGCGACATGACAGAAAAAAAACTTGATAAATGGTGTAGAATAATTCTATTCTCTTCAGATGATTAAAACTTTCATATTAGTAGTAAGTTTGTGGGGTTATAACGGTGACACCTGGGTGTACACTGGTAATCAGATGGTGCTCAAAGAACCAATGCCACAGGAACAATGTGAAGTAATCGCGGCCAACTGGCAAAAGTTTGAGATGAATAAGTATTTTCGTTTTTCTGTAGAATGTATTGAGGATATTAGAAAAAATATTTAATCAATAGCTTCGTCTATCTTATCATTAATAGCTACAACGTTTGCTTCAATGACCGAGAGCCGTGCATCAATACGCAGCATATCTAAATCTTTTATTTTATTTTCATTAGCGACAACTTTATTCACCAACATACCATAACTGTAAATTACAGTCACGCCTGCAATAATAATTGCAGTAATGTTGATTTTAGATTTCATACATTATGCCAGCGTTGTTTGGATCTAAACTAAATGTAAGACTACCTGGCAAATTAAACGGTGAATCTTTCCTGTATTGTAATGACCTGTCGCCTATGTTTAGATCTAAACCTTTACCGTCATCAAGTTTTTTAAATCCCTGAACAAGCGGACTGTTAGAAAAACGATCTCCTAAATTATTAAGATTTAAAGCGCCAATTCCATCTTGAAAATTATTAAATAAGTTTCCTAAATTAAGACTTCTTGGTTCTTCCGGCACAACGGCTCCTTGATCAATAAGAAGATTTATACCATCATTTAAACTATTAGCATTCATAACTTGATACGGACTATTGTTGAAAGCATCCTCTGCATTAGCCCTTATAATTGTAGCGGGAGCATTAAAATCACCTTCATTTGAAAAAATATCAGCACCCTCAGCTGCTGCCATATTTTCTTCGGTATCTCTTGTTAACGGATCAAAACTAGATCGTTGCAATGGATATCTTAATGCTGGCATAATGCCGTCTCCACTATACGGAATAGGCCCATCTTCAATACCAAACATTTGTTTTATTGCCTGCACAGCAAACGGTCCTCGTTGCGCTGCTTGAGAAACTGGATACATTGTTTTCATCTCTCCTGGAAACTCATTTTGAAGTCTTCTTGTAGGATTTAAAAAATCTTTATCTATAACGCTTTGACGTAACTCGTTTCCTTTTGTCGTAAGAATAGGATCACCTGAACTTGTTCTTACATTTCCCTGTATTGTTAGTTCGTCATTGCCCTCTAAAACCTGTTGTTTAACAGTGTTCATAGCAAGATCTTTAACAAAGTTTTTTTGTCTTGATCTTAAATCTTTCGCCTGATCGGTATTACCACTTTCAATAGCTTTATTAATTCTTCTATCTAAACTACCAATACTTTGTTGAAGACTATCATTTTTTTGTTGATAGGTTTTAGTGCCTCCACTAGTTTTTGCTAAATAATCACCTCTTGCCATTATAATATCCCTTTACCACTTTTACCAAATTTCGTTGGAACATCAAGCGCCTTATACAGTTCCTCACGAACTTGAGGGTTTGTTCCAAATATTGGAACTGATTTTACTAATTCTCTTATTAGCTTTTCTTTTTCCCCGTCCGTCATTAAATCTCTTACGCCTTCTAAATAACTAATTAATCGGTGAACTATAGGGCCCATTAAGGCTTCTACTGGTCCGGATCCATACTTTTCTGCTCTAGCAGAGTCTAATAACAATTGTATTGGACCAAGAAAACCTGTTCTTTCCACCGCTCTAAATATATATTCTAGATCATCTTCGTTTTTTCGACGTGGGTTTCCTTTTGCTCCATATTGTATTGCTTCACGTAGTTCATTACCAAGAGCAGCGGCTAT